TGATAGTGGTTTGAATAAGTTAGTTACTCCATGTGGAATATACTTGAAAGACCAATCTCCTCTGTCTTCACCATACCAATCCATTACTCTTTTGTTAATACCATATGTTTGTTTGGATATACCTAACAACAAGTCACAACTTGCGTAAAATGGTGCATTCCAATGTGGGTCAGGTAATGAGTCCCATATATTGTAATACATGATTGGACAAATCTGTCTAACCTCATTTTCCATATCATACAACCATCCCCAAAATCTTGGGTCAGTAAAGTGTAGTATTGCGTCTGGTTTTTCTACATTCAATAATTCTCTTAAAACTTCAGGATTACCATAACTTGTATGGGCGTATATCTTTACAGATGCGTCTTCTATGCCTGTAAGTTTTCTAACATCATCATCTAAAATGAATTGTTTACCATGGTCGGGATGCTTTAATGCAGCCCCCAATTGTACCCAATCATATTTGTGTACTGTTGATAGTACGATTTCTTTTGATTGTGTTGCAATCCCACTATGTAATCGTAAATCATCGGAAAGTAAAAGTATCTTTGGTTTCTTAACCTTATTCTTAGATACCTTCTTTAGTTTTGGTAGTTCTATGCTCATTCTATAACTTCTTCTTAATTTATTTAACTATAAATATACAAAAAATATTTATTAAATCCTATTATAATCATCATTAATTCTAACGATATCATCTTCACCGAAATAGGTTCCAGTTTGAACCTCTATAAACTCAACGGGTTCATCCGTTTCATTCCATGCTCTGTGTTTTGCACCTAATGGTATTCTGATAGTTTCACCATATTTTCTGAATACCTTTTCATCATCCAAAACAATTGTTAACTCACCTTTTATAATTGTCCAACATTCTTGTCTTTTGTGGTGATACTGATAAGATAGTTTTTGATTTGGATTTACTGTAATTCTTTTTACTTTTGTTGTAGGGTCATCTAATAATACTTCATACTTTCCCCATGGTCGAGTTTCAGTTAAGATTCCTCTAGCAGCTATTGATTGGTTTGATTCTAATTTACTCATTGTACAAAACTTGCTTTTTTACTCCATCTATTTAGTAACCTACTAAAATGGTTAAAGTCTTTTCTTGTTATTTCACCAAAGTATATTATTCTATCTGAATTATGTACTATACAATCGTACTGATGAAGTGGTTGTGTTGGATGATATGGTTTATCATAGTAATCATCGTCCATTCCACTATATAAAGTACTTGATGTATGTGCTGCGTTATATTCGATATACTTTAGATTCATTTCTAACGCATATTTTCTAACCCACTTCTCTACACCATTCTTTTTACCTCTCGTGATAATTGTTAAATCCTCACCAAATTTTTGTTTGAGTTTAAAGATTGCTTCTTTAAGTTCACCTCTATTTTCGTACTTCTCATCCCCTATCAGAGCTACCTTCATTTTTATTAAGTGTGTTTCGTACCTTTTTCCAATACCTTTTAGTTTGTTTCTTTTGTAATCCCTTCGGACCACCATTCCAACACCTTGCGATTTTCTCATATGAACTTTCTTTGTGATAATAATCTACAAATACATAAAACATTTCAATAGACTTTTCTCTATTCCATCTGTCATCAAGTGTATAAAATCTATTATCATCATTTTTGTTTAAAATTCGATTTACATCATTCACCATTATGGGTCTAATCTGTAATACTCCTGCAGCGTTTTCTTTTTTTGCATATGCAGTTGGATTACCCTCTGATTCTACCCACACCATTGCCTCTACCAAATCATCTAAATTTCTTACAATGGGTTTTATTTCATTTTCTACTTTTTCAATTTTAATTTCCTTAATAGGAATCGTGTCAATTTGTTCTATTGGTTGTTCGTTGTTATTTACCGAAGAACATAGTAATCCGACTAATACTATTGAAAGATTTCTCATACAAATTTTATTCGTTCAACTTTGGGACATAATTCACTATCCTTAAAAGGACAATACTTACAACTTTTCTTGTTTTTACCCATCGTAGCGGGAAAGTCCCCTTCTGTGTTGTAAGAACCATCATCGTTAAAAGCGTTGTCGATAAACTCATCAAAACTTTTTACAATCTTATTTAATGTTGGTTTTCCATGTGATGGTACAAATTCTTGTACTCGTTTCTGAGCAAACATAGCTTCTTCCCATAACTTCCTCTTAACTATAAAGTATCTAACCTGTATCTTGTCTAAAGGATATCCATATTGTTCAGCGAAAAACTTCTTGTACAATACTAATTGAGCAGTTTTTGTTTTATCTGCTTTTTGCCATTTGTTCCAACCTTTTGTTGAGGTTTTGATATCCCAAATTTCTATTGTATTATCTGCAAGATTCTCAAATACTAAGTCAAGGAATCCCTTCATCATAATATTTTCATTAGAATCGGATGCTGGGTAGTATATTGGTAACTCAACTCCAACTAATTTCATAGTCCTTGTTGAGAAGTATGATGCTCTATTCTTACGAAGGAAATCCAATATCTGAACACCATCATCGTAGAATTCATTCATTTGGTCTTTTGTGGTGAACTTGACACCATAGACTGCCATCATCTTTTTGTACTCCTTAGCCATCTCTTCTAATAGTAGAGATTCTAAGTCCATTTCATTTGCTTTAACTGCCGACTCGTTGTACATTACTTGTAACCACGATTGAATTGTCTCGTGCATCGCAGTACCAAATACAAGGTGAATAGATGGGTCAAAGTCTTTGTGACCATCCATATAGGTCAATTTCCATTGTTTTGGACAATTAGCCCACATCGTATATTGAGAATACGAAACTTTAACATCACCCTTCTTTTCTTCATGAACAGGAAAGTTAAAGATATTTGATACCATAGATTTTTTCATACACTCTAATATACGACAATTTGACGAGAATGCCAAATTTTAATGTTATTAAATTGTTAAGTTTTTACTTAGCCCACTTCTTTCTTTGGACTATCTGAGAGATAATTCCATATACACTCAAATCTTCGTAAGTGTCTTGGATATTCTCACCAACCTCATCGGGTTGACCTAATACAACTAATTGCTTTAGTCTTTGGATTTTATCGTTTTTTCTAAACCATAAACCAACTAATGATAGTTTGATATCTTCGTCTGATTCTAAATTAGTTCCAACCGATATATTACCTGGCCCATAGTTTCTTTGTTTTTTACAAAATGTTTCATACATTTCATCTAAAATCTTTTGGAACTCTGATGTAGTTTCTGGGTATAATCTTTCACAATATTCTACTGCGTTTTCTTCTACATTTCTTTTTTCAGTTCTCTCACCCTTCCACTCTACTTTATTTTTTCTGTCTTTTATTACTTTAGCCATTTTTTTATTTCTTTTTTATCTAACCCATATTTTAACAATATTTCAGTAATATTGTCTTTACTAAGTATTTCAAGATAGTCTCTGACTTCTCTTTGTGATACTGAGTAGTACTTTGCAAGATACTCCAACACATTGGAATTATACTTGTCATCTTTTTTACCTTTTATGTATTTGTCAAAAGACCTTTTCTTTGGTAAAAAATCAAGATACATTTTATAAACATCTCTTGGACTGAGTTGACCAATAGTAAACTTTTGTAGCTCGTTAACCAACTCCAATAATCCCATATTCATAGACAAAAACCTATTGACCATAAATGGTTCAAAGGTTTTTTTATCCATAACTGACAGACTATCCCAAGAAGTTTTTGACTCCTTAAGTCCAGATAGATGTTGAAATAATGTCTTAGCCTTCTTGGTTGTCGCCATCAATTAGTTCTTTCGGTGTAAATTTAGGATGAACAGTTCCACAATTGTTACACAATACAACAGGTATTGGTAACATTGATGCTACACCATTTGGTGATTGTACTGCTGGTACTTCTTTATACATTGTTACTTCGTCAAAAAATATCCCACCACACTCAGGACAACTTACTGTCTCTAATTTTCTTGGGTCAAGTTTTAATTGAGGTTGTTGTTGTGGGTTTTGTTGACCACCCAAGTTAACAACTTTACCTTTTCCTTTTTTTGCCATAATTTATTTTCCTAATGTCATTAAAATAGTTAATACCATAGCCATCACATTGATTTCTTTATCAACTACCATAGAGTCTTTGTACTGACCCTCGGCTATATTTAAAATAGTGTGTCCGACTTTACCATTTGCATATGAATCTACTTCATCATAAAGTGCTCTATACAATGGTGTAAAGTCTTTCACTTTTGAATCTGCAATAATTTGTCTGATTGTGTTGAACTTTGTTTTCATTTCACCACTATCTTGTAAAACTTTTATTACATCTTCAGTATAGTTCGCCTGAATTGTAGAGGTTGTATCTATTTGTAATTCACCTTTGACAACTTGTCTTTGTGCTGAATTTAGAACTCTACGAATGTCAGGATAACCACTATTGACCAAAATTGCCAACTCTTCTTTTTCAAACTTAACTGATTCCTCATTTAATATATCAAACAATCTTTTTGCCACTTCTTTTTTAGAAGGTGGTGTTATTGCGAATGTTTGACAACGAGATTGAATCGGGTCAATAATTTTCTCTACATAGTTACAAGTTAAAATGAACCTTGTAGATTTACTAAAAGTTTCCATAAGATTACGAAGTGCTGCTTGTGCATTTGGTGTCAAATAGTCAGCTTCGTCTAATATGATAACTTTCCACTTTCTGAAACCCATTGATGATGCAAATCCACGAATCTTGTCACGAACTGCGTCAACTGAGTTTTCATCAGAAGCGTTAATATACATCAAATCACAATCAATCTGATTTGTGATTATCTTTGCGAGGGTAGTCTTACCAGTTCCTGCAACTCCATAGAGTAACAAGTGAGGTACATCCTCATTTTCAATGTATATTTTTACTTTGTCTAATATATGTTGATTACCAACATATCCATCTAATGTATCGGGTCTGTATTTTTCAACCCATAGTGAATTGCTCATCTACCTACTTCTTTTAAATATGTTTCTTTTGCGTTTTCCCAAGTCATTCCAATAATATCCATGTAATACAATGTATCTGGTTTCAACCTATTCTCATCATGTAACTTAGTGTATCTTCTAATAGCTTTCTTCTTCCACCATCTGATTGTGTAATCATCACCTTCTTCGAACTTCTTTTTCATCTTCAACTGACTTTCATCAATCTCGTTTCTTAGAAACTCATTACCATTATCATACATCATTGCGAAGTATACACCTCGTTTAAATCCATGTTGATATTGTGTACTTTTGATTCCCAACTCTTTGAAAATCATAGACAATATTCTTTGTTTGATACCAGATACAGGTCCTTGGATACCTTCCTTTTGGGTTGTAACTCTTTTGTATTCATCAGCATTATGTTCTTTCATCCATTGATGCCAGATATCGTAAAATTGATTATCAGGTTTAGTAGAAACTTTACCTGTCGATTCACCTAATGTTTTGAAATGTGGTATTCCATTATATTGTGAATGGATTCCATAAAGAGAAGTTGTACCAACTGCGATTAGAGTTTGTCCATACTTTTCTTTCCACAAATCTCTGAATGTAGGTGAAGTGGTCAATGCCGAAACAAGTTTACCACCTAAGAAATTATATCCCAAAGGTTGTGTTGCGATGATAGATGTACCAATTGTAGTATGATTTAACTTACCATCTTTAAACTTGTTATCTTTATCCCACCCAATGTATTTATCACGAACACCTAAAGATGTTACATCAGAACCAAGTGAAATTACACCAAGTACTTTACCACTCTTTCGGTCTTTAGCAAATGCTTTTATATTACGACCTGGATTAGCGGTAAATTCCATTGATGAAATACACTTACGAATATCAGTCCACTTTGCCGTTCCTGCAGAATCTACGATTAGTTCAACATAAGGTTCTAACTCTTCAATTTCTTTAATAGTTTGTTCCTTATTTTGAATGTCAGTTGGAGTCCAAATCATATCATAAGACCTTGCAAGACTTGGTTTTCTTGACATAGACTTAGGTAGGTCTGAGTTCCACTCCTGCCACTTTTTATAAAGAGTTTGTTCCTCAACTGGCATACCTGATAGGTATTCCATATTGTCGATG